TGTAGGTGATGAAGTGTATGTAAGAACAGGATCTCTAAACATGGAGACTGTTGAGAGAATAGAAATTGATGGTGAGATTAAGCTTCTCCTTACTGAAGGTGATGTTGTTATAATCTGGTAGTCATGGATAAAAATAAAACTCCGGTATCTCCTTATCCAACTATGACAGAAGGTATCTATGGGAATAACACTAGTATTGTTACATCTACATTTGGAAATCCTAAAGATCTTTCTGACAGGGTAGTAAAACTATCTCCTGGACCTAGACCTGTATACTATGGCGGAGAGTCTAATCCTTATGAAGTATTTAAAGTATTAGAAGCATGGGGTCTGGATAGAGACTTCTATTTAGGTAACGTCATTAAATATGTAGTAAGAGCTGGTAAAAAGAATCCAGGAAAGTATAAAGAAGATCTAGAAAAAGCCATAGTATATCTCCAAAAGAGAATTGAAAGTTTGGATAAATAAATTTTATCTTTATATTTGTCAACATGAAATACATATTTGCATTTGTATTATTAGGTTTTATTTTGGTATTCTGGTTTGTTGCAAATGCAATGAATAAACCTATACTAAATAAGATGCATAACTATTATGAAGATGATAAAAATGGTAGACAATTTGCAAATATGCTTATCGGACTTATTATTATATTGGCATTTTTAATGGGATATCTTGTTGCTTAATACTCTGTCATCTCCTTTTCCGCAATAACTTGTTAACCTGTTAAGCAACTTAATCCTCAGTTTTTTAACTGGGGATTTTTTTATATCAAATATTTTTTGTATATTATAGTGTATATTTATAAAAACAATAATCATGGATATTTTAAATTTTATTTCTTGGATAAGAGGACGCAGACAAGTAACATCTGTTGATCCGGCTAAATCTCTATTACCAGTTGGTCTTAAGGACGGTAGAAGAGATGATGAATACTTAGCAGGTGCTATATCAGTACAAGACTTTACAGCTCAAGTAGCTTCAGTAATTCCATCAGGTGCACAAGGACCGCAGGGTCCACAGGGTGTGCCCGGACCCGTTGGTCCAGCAGGACTAAATTGGCAGGGTGCATGGTCTGCTTCTGGTGTGTATGTTGTTGATGATGCTGTAGGATATGGTGGAGCATCTTGGTTTTGTATTGCTAACGTAGGACCTTCAGTAACTACACCTGACTTAGATCCAACTAACTGGGCACTATTGGCTTCTCAAGGAGCTACAGGACCACAAGGACCTCAAGGTATTCAAGGAATACAAGGACCATCTGGATCAGGATTACCAGGTACTATAACAAGTCAAACTCAATATTGGACGGGTACACAGTGGGCACCAACTATGGGACTATCAACTACTCCTTCAGCTACTCCAGGAGCTTCAAGAATTGGTATTGGAGGAAGTACTCCAAATACTAGCAGTTATGCATTAAACGTAATTACAAATGCTAATGGTTTAAGAACTGTTCAATCAAATAGTGGACTTGGAATTAGTAATCAAATGTCAAATACAGCTACATCATTTAACTTTGGTGTAAACAATATTAGTGCTAACCCTTTAATTGATAGAGCTGCTTTCTTTAGTCATAATAGTACATTCCCAATTAAGTTTTCTCATAGTAGTACAGATAGATTAATCATACAAGGTAATGGTCAAGTAGTTATTGGTAACGGTTTTGCATTTTCTCTTGATGCTAATCTAGTTGTTAAAACCGGAGATATAGAAACTGAAGAAGCAGGTAAAGGATTAATTCTTACATCATCACCAAGTGGTTTTAGATATAGAATAACTGTATCAGATCTTGGTGTATTAAGTACAACTGCTGTACCATAAAAAATAAATAATCATGGATATACTTAATTTTATAAACTGGTTAAGGGGCGGAAGACTAGTTAAAACAATTGACCCTGCACAAACATTAGTACCTGTTGCTACTAGAGATAGTAAACGTGATGATGCTTGGTTGACAAATGCAATGACTGTAGAAGATCTTGGTAGTCAAATACCTGTTGATAGACTAGTTGCCGGTACATCAGAAGTTGTACTAACTGATAATGCAGGTGATGCTGAGCTAACATTTAGTCCAGGTGATGTAACAATTCAAACCACAGGTTTAGGAGCAGATCTATTTATTAGAACACTTGGTGGAGATGACATATTTATTGAATCAGGTGATGATATCACACTAAGAGGTGATCAAGGTACTTTTGATGCTGAAGCTGAAGGTGGAGATATAAATATATATGCTGGAGATGGTTCTGACGGTAATGCTGCTAATGCAGGTTCTGGTGGAGATATTAGAATTGAAGCAGGTGATGCTGGTAATAGTGTATCAGGTAGCCAAGGAGAAGGTGGTTTTGTAACTATTCGAGCTGGTTACACTACAGCAACTGGTTTACCAGGAGGAGATATTAGTCTTATTTCAGGTAATAGTGTAGATGGTATATTTGGTGATGTTATTATCAGTGGCAACTTTACATGGGAATTCTCTACAAGAAATGCAACAATTCTATTTCCTGCTGTAACTTTAGCTACATTACCAAATCCTGTTTCAGTACCTGGAGCAAGAGCTATGATTGCTGATTCTACTGCATTCGCATCAGGAAACTTTGGTGTTCAGGCTGTAGGTGGCGGTGCTAATATAGTACCTGTATTTTCAGATGGTACAAATTGGTTACTAGGATAATATTAAAAAATAAAAACCATGTCAATAGGAAATTTAAAAGATACAGGAAACCAAGGTAATAATTTACCATTCCAGTGGAAAGTTCTACAAGGACTTCAATCAATTATTACTAATGCCTTAAATGTTAATATAGTAAATCCATTAGGTCAGCAAAAGGCAAGTGATTCAGTATCTACTGTATTAGCTGCTGAACAAGCAAATGGTATAGTACAAGCAGGATTCAGAAGATTTACTAATTCAGATAGCGATCTTACTGGTTTCCCAATAATATTATCTGTTTCTTTTGCTAGTGTGGGAACTGCTAATGCTAAGATTTCTACAGATGCTGGGTCAAATTACACTGATCTTGCCCCAGGGGAAACATTAAACTTAGAAGCAGGTGCTGTTATGAATTATTATGAAGGAACTAACATATATTGGGATACCACAACTAATGCAGGTGCTGCGTTATTAGTTGCATATAATTATATATAATGGGTGTAATTATAAATACTTCTGGTATATCTAATCAATCATTATTGGCTAATGATCAAATGTTGGCTGATGCATTTGGTAGAATAAGAGTAAGTGAACCATTTACATTATTTGACTCTAGTCATAGATTTGCAGATAATAATTTGTGGTCAACAGCTACTGCTGTAAGTGGGTCTGCTACATTTGATGCTAATGAAGGTTTAATAAACTTAGGTGTAACAGCAGCATCAGGTTCTGAAGTTATTAGAGAAACCACAAAGGTGTTTTCTTATCAACCTGGTAAGAGTCTTCTTGTTCTTAATACATTTGTAATGAATGCTGCTAAGACAGGGCTTAGACAAAGGGTTGGATATTATGGGGCATCTAATGGATATTATCTAGAACAGAATGACAGCGCAGTAAGTTTTGTTGAAAGAAGTTCTGTTTCAGGATTATTAGTAAATAATTCAGTTGCTCAAGCAAATTGGAATGTTGATAAGATGGATGGTTCAGGCCCTAGTGGTATTACACTTGACTTAACAAAAGCTCAGATCTTATTTATGGACTTGGAGTGGTTAGGTGTGGGAACAGTTAGGATAGGATTCATTATAGATGGCAATTATTATGTTTGCCATAAATTCAACCACGCTAATTTAATTACATCTACATATATTACTACAGCTTCTTTGCCGTTGAGGTATGAGATAACTAACACAGCTGCTACAGCTAGTTCAAGTAGGTTGAAGCAAATATGTTCTACTGTATTGTCAGAAGGAGGATATGAGCTTCGTGGTTTACAACAGGCTGTAGGTACACCAATAACAACACCTAAGACCTTAACTACGGCAGGCACATTGTATCCTATAGTTTCATTAAGATTAAAATCAACTAGATTAGATGGAATAGCTATAGCTACAGCTGTTTCTATAATAGGAAATACATCTGGTAATTACAATTGGCAATTAATATCATCAGGAGCAACTACAGGTGGAACTTGGATTAGTGCAGGAGTAAATACTTCTGTAGAATATAATTTAACAGGAACTGCTTTTGCAGGGGGGAGAATTATAGCATCAGGATATTTTACAGCTACAGCAAGTACAAGTGTATCTATTGATATATTAAAGGCTGCATTGTTTAGTAATCAATTAGAAAGAGATGGATTAACAGGAACTCCTTATGAGTTTACAATAGCTTTAACGGCAGGTACAAATAATGAAAGTGTATTTGCATCAATGGATTGGGAAGAAGTAAGTAGATAAATATGAGTACAAGAATAGACATAAAACCAGTATCTGACCCTCCTGTTGGAGCAACATTGATGAAAACAGGTCAGACAACATCTTATCGAACTGGTGATGATGGTGACCTTGAGGCTGGAAGAGCTACATCATTTACAGTCTTAGCAAGTAATAATCCTTTTGGTAATACCAATAGATTTACTGATGAGCTTGGTGGTCAGACATACACAAACAACATTGTCATTGATTGGAGTACTTATAACGGCACAAGGGTTTTAGGAATTTCACGAGTAGCAATAGCAACGGGTCAAACTTGGAATACTGCTATTGATGATTCACTTTCTTATTCAGTTGGAACTTTTACAAGTGGATGGAGATTACCAAATATTAGGGAGATTTTTAATCTTTTGAACTTTGTTAATGACCAAAATAATTTATTGAATTATTCACCTTTCAATTTATCTTCAACAGGAAGAGTATACTGGAGTTCAACTACAATTATTGGAGCAACTACACTTGCGTATGCACTTAGTAATATAGGATTAATTTCACAACAAACTAAAACAACATCATATACTTATTTCAGAGTAAGAACATTTAACGTATCAGGAACAACACTATCATAATATGGCAACTTATAAATTCCCTCAGTTCAATGTTGAGATTATCAATCCAACAGTGACAGTCACAACAGTTGTTGATGACATAATCAATAAAGTATGCACAGCAAATGTATTGCTCTCAACACCTTCTGCAATCTTTGGTGTTGACTTTCCAGGATACACATACACATCTGATTGGTCAGATCAAGATATCATTGATTGGGTTAACAATGTAGAGCTACCAAAGTATCAAATTAACTAAGTAATTATAATTATATATTAAAATTTTTTTGTATATTATACTGTATATATTTATTATTTGACAAATGGAAAATTGGGTTTTAACACTAATACTATTCATAGCAGGTACTATATTAACCATATTTGGATTCTTTTTAAGAACTGCTTATTTAGATGCAAGAAAAGATATTGAGCTTTTAATACAAACAGATCAAAAAAGAGCTGAAGAATTAGGAAAACTAAAAGGTAAGATAGAACTAGTTCAACAGAGTTCTGAATTAAAATACCAAGCTATTCAAGAGCTTACTCAATTAGAAATAAAAAATCTGGCAAAGAATGTAAGTGAGTTGTCAGATGCAGTAAAACAACTAATAATCAAAAGATGAAACAATTAAAAAAAAGATGGAACTCTAAGACTCCAAAGTTTTGGAAAAGAGTACAACAAATTGCAATAGTAGCCGGAACAGTAGCAGGTGTAATTATTGCAGCTCCAGTAGCATTACCAGCAGCGGTAGTAACAGTAGCAACATATGTAGTAACAGCAGGAACAGTAGCTGCTACATTATCACAACTAACAGTTGAGGATACTAAAAAAATAAAAGATGTTGACAACGCAGCAAACAATTAAGAAGTACGGTACTCCCAATATAACAGGAGAAGGTTACTTAGTAACTGTAAACCTGCCTTATCCAATGAGATTAGCTTGGGATACTGACACTACTGTAACTAAATTAAGATGTCATAAGTTAGTTGCTGGTAGTTTTGAAGATGTGTTTAAAGATATTCTAGCTACCTATGGATTACCTAAGATTAAAGAGTTAGGTATAGACTTGTTTGGTGGATGTTTTAACTTCCGTAAGATGAGAGGAGGCTCTGCTTGGTCAAGACACTCTTGGGGAATAGCAATAGATTTAG